CAGGCTTTGCCATACTTACATTCCATGAAGGTCGGCTTTTGTGGCCAGAGCTAGTTCACAAATGGGATGAGGGCAAAATTGAGTTTAGGGGTAAAGTTTATGACGTATGACCTTGTAAATTTTCTTAGGGCAGAAATCAAAGAGCTGCATAACATTCTGAATGAAACCCAGCTCTCTTTAGCTGAAGCAAATGACAGACTAAACCGCCGTTCTGAGCCGCTAAGTGAAGAGCGTATATATACTTTATATAGACGTAGCCTAGATTGGCGGCAACTGGCTAGAGACGTAGAAGCAGATCACGACATTGAATGAAATTTGAATAAAAAAGGGGAGTCATAAAGACCCCCCTGCAAGTAACAACTGCGAGCAAATTATGCCACACGTTCCCACACAATACCGTCTTCGTCTTCTACGAGCTCTCCGATTTCGTATTCTTCGGATTCTTCGTCTTCGTCGATTTCGTCGGTGAAGTCTTCATCGTCTTCTTGCAAGTATTCGTATTCGTCGGTAACGTCATAGTCAACAGCCCAGCCGTACATCTTTTGAAATTCGATGAACTCTTGAATGATAGAGATTTTGTCAAAATCGTCTGTTTCAATAGTCAGCAAATCAGTTGACCACGCATAATTGCCAATGTTAATTTCAATCTTAAACATAGTATTCCCCTTGGTTATGGCACTATTGCCAAGTAAAATGCTACCGACGATTTATGACAGTTCATCCAATCACCGCAATAAATTATTAATACGAAAGGTAACCAATGACTTCTGACCAATTAGCCCAAGCTATCAATATGACTTCTGAAAAGGCTCAAGAGTGGATTGACGCCATCAATTTGACCTTTGAAACCTTTGGAATAGACACCCCTGAGCAACAGGCGGCTTTCCTTGGTCAATGTGCTCATGAGTCTAATGGATTCACCGCTTTGGTAGAAAACCTCAATTACAAGGCAGACAGCCTATGTAAAGTTTGGCCTAAACGTTTTCCTTCGCTTGAGTTTGCCATGCAATACAACCGCCAACCTGAAAAGATTGCCAATCATGTCTATGCCAACCGCATGGGAAATGGCGATGAAGCGTCTGGAGACGGGTTTGCTTACCGTGGGCGTGGTTTGATCCAATTGACTGGTCGAGACAACTACAGAGCCTGCGGAGAGGTTTTAGGGATGGACTTGGAAGAAAATCCAGAATTGGTGTCTACTCCTCAGTATGCCGCCTTGTCTGCGGGGTGGTTTTGGCATACCCATAGTCTGAATAACATTGCCTCAGACATCACGGCGGTGACCAAAAAGATCAATGGCGGGACTATTGGATTGGAAGATAGGGTAGCCCGCACTGAACAAGCTTTGACTGCCCTAGCTTGACAGTTGCCTTTAATTGAGTGTAGACATAAAATGCACTCAATGGCTGTTTGGGTAAAGCGGCGTCAAAATATCCTTGAAATTAATGAGGCGACTCTATGACGACAGCTAGTGTAATGACGTACGATTCGTTGGTGGAAAACGTTCAAAGTTATTTGGAACGTACTGATACTGCCACGATTCAAAAAATACCTTTGTTTATCATGTTGGCAGAGCAAGTTATTGCGAGCCAAATTAAGTTTTTGGGTAACCTCACGGTTAACACCTCAAACATGGTAATAGGTGAAGCAACAATTGCAAAGCCCGCTCGTTGGCACAAAACAGTTTCCATGAATGTCACAGTTGCTGGTAAACGCCAACCTATTTTTCTCCGCAAGTATGAGTATCTTCGAGAGTATTGGCCTGACCCAAATCAAAAGGATGTGCCAAAGTTTTATTGCGACTATGACTACACCCATTGGTTGATTGCCCCAACTCCTGACGTTGCTTATGACTTTGAAGTCTTGTATTACGAGCGTGTTCAGCCATTGGATTCAAGCAATCAATCCAATTGGTTTACCCAATATGCTCCACAAGCCCTTTTGTATGGCTCGCTGTTGCAAGCAATGCCATTTTTGAAGAATGATCCTCGGACTCAAATGTGGCAAGCAATGTATCAACAATACATGGACATCTTGGTGACTGAAGACAAGCTTCGTGTGGCAGACAGACAAACCATTGCGATGGACAGTTAAAGGAATAACCAATGAGCTACAACTCACCATTCACAGGTCAAGTCATCCAACCAACGGATGTTTCTTACCGATCAATTACCCTAAGCGCCAATACTACGCTATCTTGGCCTATCAATGGCAACGCAACTGACAACTATGCCGCAAGGATTATGGATGTCACGGCAACCGCGGGAAGCCTAAGTCTTGCAATGCCCCCTGCAAACCAAGCATCTGTTGGTCAAGATGCGCTAATCCGAAATGTTGGAAGCAATACATTTACTGTTACTGATTTTGCTGGCAATACCATCATTTCAGTGGCTGCGGGTAAAACGCAATACATCTACATCACCACCAATGCCACAACTGCTGGAACTTGGGGAATCATTGCTTTTGGCACAGGAACATCCTCAGCAGATGCCGCATCATTAGCTGGTTTGGGGCTTCAAGCTATTGGAAGCACTTTAAATCAGAATCATCCAGTTAGCTCTATGCCCAATGGGTATACATTGCTGACATCAGACTTGGCTCAAACCAAAGTATGGAGTGGTGGTGCTGGAACTATCAATTTGCCTGCGGCGGCTACTTTGGGTTCTAGTTGGTTTTTCTTGTTGAAAAACAATGGATCAGGGACTATTGGATTGCAGTGCTATGGTGCGCAAACAGTTGACGGTACAAACCTTAAGAACTTTGCTCCAAATGAGTCTGCTTTTATTGTTTGTACAGGAACTGCTTTTGTCACAGTGGGTTATGGTGTAAGTAACCAATTTAACTTTACAGCTTTGGTAAAACCAGTTACTACTGGGGCGTATACCTTAACTGCTACTGAAGCCTCAAATACCATTCAGGAGTATGTAGGAACATTGACAGGAAATGTCACGGTTACCTACCCACCTGTGGTGAACTTGTATGTAATTTCAAATCAAGTGACTGCTGGTGGATACACCTTGTCAATCACAACAGGCGGTTCAGGAAACACGGTAACAGTCCCTGCTGGTCAGCAAGCAACATTGATTTGTGATGGAACAAACTTTTTTAATGCCAACACTGTTCAGGCTGGTGCTACATCTGTAAGCCTTGTAAATGGAACAGTTGGAGCGCCTTCTTTATCATTTGCATCTGAATCCACTTCAGGTATGTACAGGATTGGTGCTGGACAGATTGGATATGCAATTCTTGGTGCATTAGTGCTGGCAATAAATAGTAGCGGTATATCAATAACTGGAACAGGAACATTCTCTGGCGGTATAGCTGGTGGGACATTCTGATGACGTTAAAAGTATTTGCCCTTGACACGCAACCCGGCGTCCAGCGGGATGGAACTATTTTCGACAAGCAGTTCTACAACGATGGCAGATGGGTTCGTTTTCAACGTGGTAGACCCCGTAAAGTGGGTGGTTACAGGGAGATTTTGGGAACCATGGCAGGCCCATCTCGTGGCATCTATGTCAATCCACAAAATGCTTTTTCCAATATCTACAATGGCTATTCTGATGGCATGCAACTCATTCCAATTGACTCTAATGGAATTGGTGCAGGCGTAACAGACCTTACCCTTAATAATTTCACTGTTAGCCCATTAAATTTGTGGCAGTTTGATACTTTTTCGGATGTATCTGGGTCGGGAAATAACTTATTTTTGGCACACCCCGGTCAAAACCTCGCCCAAATCGATAACTCTACCAACACCTATGTGCTTGGTGGGCCAATTTCAGGCACAACATTGTCAAAAATTGGCACATTTACCCTATCGGTAATTCTCAACAGCACCACCAATATGGTGATTACGCCCACTAGCCTTCTTGTTGGCGCTGGACAATTAATTACTGGTACAGGAATTCCAGCAAATACCACTGTTGTTTCCTCAGTTCTAGCGGCTCCAAACCTTAATTCAGTAGCGGTTACTGGACTAGCTGGTCAATGCAGTTGTTCAGCAACTGATGGACTTTTTATTGGTCAAACAGTCACTATTTCTGGAGCTTTATCAGGTACAGCAACAGGATTGACTTCAGGTGTTACTTATTACATTGTTGCAACCAATTACTCAACCACTTTTACATTGTCAACAACCGCTGGCGGTGCTGGAGTTGTTACAACCGTTGGCACTACGACTGGTCTTGTTTTTACACTTGGACAATTCCAGCGTGTAGTGATTTCAAATGCGGCTACTGCTACATCCGCGGCGACCAATGTTACGTTTGACAACAACATTCAAGTCTCTGGTGGCGTGGTTTCTTTGCATCCATATGTCTTTGTATATGGCAACAATGGTTTGATTAAGAATTGCTCTGCTGGAAACATTCAAGATTGGATTTCTTCAGATGCCAATGAGATCAATGTGGCGACAGGAAAGATTGTCCAAGGGCTACCCGTCAGGGGCGGCTCAAATGCCCCTTCTGGGCTGTTTTGGAGCCTTGATAGCCTAATCCGCATCTCTTACATTGGTGGTGTTGGAACTCCTGCTCAATATTGGAGAGCAGACATCATTTCTAGCCAATCTTCAATCCTATCTAGTCAGTCTGTAATTGAGTATGATGGTATTTATTACTGGTGCGGTGTAGATCGTTTCTTGTTGTACAACGGTGTGGTTAAAGAAATCCCCAACAACATGAACCAAAACTATTTCTTTGACAATCTGAACTATGCCCAGCGCCAAAAGGTATGGGTGACCAAAGTTCCAAGGTTTGGTGAGATTTGGTGGTTTTACCCAAAAGGTAGCGCAACAGAATGCACTGATGCGATTATCTATAACATTCGTGAAAACACTTGGTATGACGCTGGTGAGGCTTTAGGTGCTCGTCGTTCTGCTGGATACTTCTCTCAAATCTTCCATTACCCTGTGAATGCTGGTTGGGAAACCAATGCTACAGGCGCAATAAATGTGGTCAGCATCAAGACTGCTGGATCTAGCTATACCAATGGAACATACAGCTACAAAACATTAACAGGTGGATCAGGAACTGGTGCGACTGCTACCATAACGGTAGCGGGTGGCATAGTAACGTCAGTCGTTATTAATGGCAAAGGTAAAAATTACATTGCTGGAGATGTTTTAAGCGCAACTATTCCAGCGGGATCGGGGTTCCAACTTACTGTTGTCAGCGTAGAAAGTTATACATCATTGTGGCAACATGAATTTGGAACCGATGCCATCAAAAACGATCAAGCTACTGCAATTGAAAGCTACTTCGAGACTAATGATTTAGGCTTTGTGTCTGGTGGGCCTTCTCAACCTGCAATGGTTGGTGACAATGTTTGGATACGCCTTGAGAGGGTTGAGCCTGACTTTGTCCAATCAGGAAATATGTCTTTGTATATTACTGGTAGACCTTATGCGCAGGCTGAGGATGCTCAATCGCAGGCTTATGATTTTGATGAAAACACACAAAAGATTGATATGCGTGAGCAACGAAGAGAACTGCGCATCAAATGTGTAAGCAATGAAGCTGGTGGTAATTACCAATTGGGTCGTCTGCTATTGAATGCAGATGTGGGAGATATTCGTGGTTACTAGTGTTCTGCCAAATGCATTGGTCTATGACCCAAGGTATCACAGCTTTGAGTCGTGGGCGGCTTTGATGTGCGAGGCATATGCTGGTCAGAATTTAGAGATTCCTAATGAAAGAACGGATTGGAAAGCTTTTGCTGTGGGTATGAAGGGTATTGATATATTTAGTAATGAGGCGATCCCCGGCCCCTACATCTTTGAGTCTTGGCAAGACTGGGCGCAAGCTGTTGTCAACGCAGTAAATCCTTCGGCGGTGTGACATGAAACATCAAATGACCACACAAGACATCATCAAGAATTGTGATGAGATTAAAGACTCCAATCAGGATTGGAAGCAAATCTATGCGGTTTTGCACCATATGATTGAATCCAACCAATATAGGGTAGTGCGCAATGGCAATACGTTGTTTTTGATTAAATTGCTTGGTTCTGGAACAGCACAAATGTTTGTGTTTAATGCTGATACGCCAAAGAATTTTCTACGAAACATGAAAGAGTTTTTTAAGGCAATGAAAGTTGGCAAATTCCATACTGTATTTGGAATTACAGAAAACATGAAAATTATTGATATGTTGAAACATGTTGGCTTTCAAGTAGATATAGAAAATGCTGGAGTAGATGAAAAAGGTCGTCCTTTGTATAAAGGAATAGTCCATGTGTAATCCATTGAAAGAAATAAAAAATGCATTTAACACTATTGGTAATACTGTAAATAGTGTTGTAAAAGGACTGGGAAGTACGGGTCAAAGTGTTATTAGTGGATTAAACACTGCAATTGATAAAATTGCTAGAAATCCTCTTCCTGTTATTGAAACAGTTGCATTGACAACTTTACTAGGGCCAGAAGGTTTATCCTTAGCTTCATCATCTATAGCTCCTATTATTGCCAATGCCGCTGTATCCGCTTTAAATGGCGGAAACATGAATCAAATCGCTTTGTCTGCTGTTTCTTCACTAGCGGGTAACTATGCGTCTGAATATGCTGGATCTTCATTTAATGCATCAGATTATGCAAAAACATTAGATACACAAACTGCCACTACGCTTTCAAAAATTGTTGCTAGTTCATCTTCTGCCGCCGCACAAACAGCCATTCAAGGAGGTGATTTAAGTAAAGTATTGCAGTCAGCAGTTGCATCA